CAAGGCGGTAAGATGCGTGTTGATACAGGTTTCCTTCGTTCCACAGGTGTAGGGCAGATAGGTGGTATGCCGAGTGGTCCGTCACAACGCAACAAGGACGTTAAATACCCTTGGGAGGCAGACCCTGTCGGTGTGGTTCTAGCGAGTTTGAAAATGGGTGATGTGTTTTTCTTTGGTTGGACCGCAAAATATGCTAAAGATAGGGAAGTGTTCGACGGTTTTGTTGAGTCTGCTGCACAAAATTGGCAAATTCATGTTAATAACGCTGTTAAAAGGTTGAAGAAATAATGGAAAGATATGTTTTAGAGGCTTTGCAGAAAGCGGTCACAGCAGCGGTTGCTCCAACAAGTATTCCTGTTAAATACATTGGTAGAACTTTTAAAGTAGATTCAACAGATAAGTGGGTTGAGATTGTTTATATTCCCAACAATATTGCAAACCAATATTGGGACGACGCAAAAACTTACCGAGGTATCATGCGTTTGGTTCTACACTGGCCTGTTGACGACAGTGGGATTTATTCAGCTCTTGACATAGCAAATCAGATATCAGACGGATTTGTGAAAGGGTCTAAATTTGCTGACTTGGGGGGAAATGTCGTTGTCAATATTACCGACCTCCCTAACGTTGAAGGTATTTTAGAACAATCTCCTGGTATAATGATTCCCATAACGTTAAGGTACAATTATTTTAAAGCTTGACAGTAAAACTGTTTTCACCTTAATATAGGTGTTTATAGTATTCAGGCCGGATGGCCGTTCTTTAAATTAGAAAATCAAGGTGTCCGACATGAAAAATCTACTAAAATTAATCAAAGCTTTTGCAAACTCAAATGCAGCCTCAAAATTTTACGTTTGTGCAACGGTTCAAAACACGGTGCTCAGTGTCGGTGATTACAACGGTTTAACATGGGTTGAAGTGGGTGGTGTTGGCTCTCGCGGTGAAACAGGTAAAAAAACTAACATGTTGAACTACGACGTGTGGGGTGACACTGTTATTCAAAAAGCTAAAGGTCTTACAGATGCTGGTTCACCTGATTTAGAAGTCGCACGTTCGGTAACAGACGCTGGGCAGATCATTCTGCGTGCTGCTGCTGCGGCAGGTAATAACAAGTACTACGCATTTAAAGAATTGCGCCCAGACGGGGCGGTTGGTGAAACAGGAACTATTTTCTACAACCGAGGTTTAGTTGCAGGCCCGACTCGTCCAGGTGGTAGAAATGAAGACTTCGATATTGAAATCTTCACACTAGGTTTCCAACAAGAAGAAATTGTGGTTATCCCTACAACTGCTGGTACGTCTCCTGTTCTTACAGCAGCCCCTGCAATCAGTGGTACTGCTCAAGTTGGTGAGACACTGACTTGCAGCAACGGAACGTTCTCAGGTGATGCTACTATCACATACGCTTTCAAATGGTTTGCTGCCGGTACTGCAATTGCAGGTGCGACATCTGCAACATTTGTAGCCACGACTGCTGAACTAGGTCTTGTGATTACATCAAGAGTTACGGCTACAAATGCTTCTGGGTTCGCGTACGGTTTCGCAGCTCCAACAGGCGTAGTGATCGCAGCTTAACAATTAAGAAGGTATTAAAATGGATTTAAGTGATCTAAAACCCATGGAACGATTTGTTGAAATCGTTCATCCTAAAACTGACATCGAGTTAGGTATAAAAGTTTCTTTGCTTTCTATCAACGACCCTGCGTTGAAGAAGATTAAAAGAAGTATCTTGAATGAGAAGAACCGTTTGGAAGCTCGTGGTAAGACTTTTAAAGCTGAAGATGTAGAAGAGAATACAAAAAAACTTATATTTGCTGCAGTAACTGGTTGGGTGTGGGATAAAAACATGACATTCAAAGGTGATAAAGCGCCTGAGTTCAACAGCAAGAATTTCGACGAAGTAATGAAAGAACTTCCTTGGTTTAGCCTTCAGCTTGAGGAGGCTATCAGTGACGAAAAGGCTTTTTTTTAGACCTGAAAACATGCCTTGTTGAAGCTGTAAGAATTTACGCACGTTACGAAACACCAGATAAAACCGGAGAAACGCGACGAGAACGTAATGAACGAGTGGGTATATACACTCCTGAGTTCAGTTTTCCTCTTGCAGGTAAATATTTGTGGGAGTGGTACACTTCTGTAAACGATTCGATTTCTCGCATAGTCGAAGGTCATTGCCGACTGATACCTCCAACAGAGTTTCACGCCTGGTCTATTATTACAGGAAATCTTGTATATCCGATTGAATATGATATACTCATGACAATGGACATTGCTTACTGTGACGAGATAAACAAAGAAATAGAAGATATTCAGTCCAAACGAGAACAAGAACAGCAGAAAAAAAAGTAGAGGGTTAGGTTGTGGACATCGCTGAAATAGGTTTTAAAGCTGAAACTTCTGATTTAGATAAAGCGACGCTGTCTTTAAACAAGTTGAAGGCTGCTGCCGGAGGCGTTTCAACAGCAACTAACAAGGTTGATACTGCTGTCACCTCTGCCGGTCTTGCGGCAGCAAGAGCTAGTACAGCTAAAGCGAACGCAACCATGAAATCTTTACAAGCCACAACTAAAGCCAGTAAAGCTGATATGATGAAAGCAAACTCAGCTTTAAAAGCTGCGAGAGCAGAAGAAGCTAACGCTAAAAGTTTACATGCGTCTGCTGTAGCTGCTGATAAAATGGCTAAAGCAACACTTAGAGTTGTCAATGCTGAAAAACGTGTGGGCATGACACGCAATGATGTTAGTTCAGCCGCAGGAGGTGTTGCAAATGATTCTATGCCTAATAGGTTTAATACTGCGAATGTTGCGGCGCAGTTCCAAGACATCGGTGTAACGGCTGCGATGGGTATGAACCCGTTGACAATTGCATTACAGCAAGGTACTCAATTGAGCGCTATTTTAAACACTATGAAAAACCCGCTTCAAGGTTTGGCGGTAGCGTTTAAATCTGTTTTCAACGCTGTTTCACTCGGTACGATCGCGATAATTGCTTTGGTTGTTAGCTTGATTCAACTTGTGGACTGGTCCAAGTTTACCAAAAACAGCTTAAACAGTCTTGCAAACGGTATTGAAGCTATAGGCCCTTATGCAATTGCAGCCGCAGCGTCTATAGCTTTGTTTTACTCACCGGCCATAATCGTAGGGCTGGCTTCTCTCATTAAATCTATTGCAGTCATGGGAACAACCACCCTTGTGGCAGGGACAAAAATGGCAGGGGCTTGGCTCTTAGCCAACCCTTTGGTTTTAATAGTTGCTTTACTGGCTTTCACTGGAATGGTCGCTGCATGGGCTGCTAACACGTTTGAACCTTTCAGGAATTTCGTCAACAAAGTTTTCAGCTTGTTCGACGGTTTAAAAGATTACATATCTGGTGTAGGTAAATTTATATGGTCAACAGCAAAATTCGGTGACACTACTGCTGCTGAGAAGCAGATGGAAGACGCAGGGGCGAAAATAGCGATAGCTTTGCAGGTTGGTATTGGTAAAGGTGTTGCACCAGAAGATTATGTGGGTGCGATAGGTAAAGGTGTCGATAGCGCTGTAAACTTTGTTTCAAGCAAGCTCCGTGGGTTAGCTGACGGTATAGGTGTTGCTACTAAAGCATGGGCTGAGCTTGTTAAAGGTGCTAAACGCACTATATCAACTTTACGTGCTGAAGGTGAAGCTCTAACCATGAGTGCATTAGCTGCTGAACAGTTGACTCGTGAAACCCAGCTTTTAAACGAGGCGCAGCAAAAAAATATAGAACTCACACCTCAACAAAGGCGAGAAATAACGGAACTCGCTGAAGGCATGGCGGTGTTGAGTGAAAACAATAAGAAACTGAAAGATCGTATAGATTTTACTAAATCTGCAACGCAGTCGTTTTTTTCCAACATGAGGCAGGGTTTAATGCAAGGTAAGTCTGCGTGGGAAACTTTCGGTAATGCGGTCACTAGCGTGCTGGATAAAATATTGGACAAAATACTAAACGTTGCTGTTGAAGCAGGATTTAACGCGTTTGCTGGTAGTTTTGGTGGTGGTCAGTTTAACGCACCTGCTCGTAGTGCCGCAGGTGCTCCTTCACCTGTTGCCAGACCTTTTGCAAAAGGTGGAACTTTCACAAACAGTGTAGTAAACCAACCTACACCTTTTGCTTTTGCTAACGGAGGTTCTTTCGGTGTAATGGGTGAAGCTGGTCCAGAAGCTGTAATGCCTCTGAAACGAGGTCCTGATGGTTCACTGGGTGTTCAAATGCATGGTTCGAGCGGTGGTAGAGGTGGTAACGTTATTGTGAATGTTACCAACAACTCAAATGCCAGCGCTCAAACAGAACAACGTGAAACAAGTGACGGTATCGAGATTGACGTTTTGATTGACGAAATGGTTTCCGAGAAACTAGGAACACCAGGTACAGCAACCAACCGTTCTTTAAACGCTTTCAACAGTCGTCAATTAATTAAAAGAGGTTAATATGGCAACATGGCCTTCCACCTTCCTAATCAGTCGTGATGGTTACGATGAAACACCTCCTGACAGAGTGCTTCGATCAAAGATGGATGTAGGACCTGATAAGACGCGCAGGAGGTCAAGCAATGCTGTCCGACCTGTCAAGTTCACCTTAACATTAACAGA